TGGCTGCGGAGATCATGCCGACGCCAAGGAGCTCGCTGTCTTGACCGCCAACGGTTGCGGCAACCCAGCCGCCCATGCTGTGGCCAAGGATAGCAATGCGCTTTGTGTCGATGCCGTATTTGGCGGCGTTCTTGGGATCCCTCAGGAACGCTAGGACTGCTTTGGCGTCCTCAGGGTTCTGGGCGAACCGGTAATTGCCGGGGCTGCCCCACGAACCGCGGTAGTTGAACGTGATCGCGTTCCACCCGGCGCGCCGCACAGCTTGAGCCAGATCGAGGTTCTTCTCGTTGCCTGGTAACCCGTGGCAGATGATTACGGTCGGGTGAATACCTGGTCCGGCGGCCAGGTAGGCAACGCCATTGATTGCGACGTTCCCGCTGGGGACGTGAAGCACTTCCATTCGAGCGGGGTGGGCAGGGTCTGAAATGGGATCAGTGTAGATGGCGCTCGGAAGGCTGACGGGCTGTGCGACCGCTGCTGACGATAGGGTCAGTGCCAGTGCAGTGACAAAGGTTCCGCGCATCTCATACTCCCCCGGACTTACGTTCTAGCGGCGAGCTTATCGAAGCGGGCAAGATCGGCAAGTCTCGCCTCCTGCAAGGCACTTCAGGTCACTCCAAAGGGAGGGGGGCGCCTCGAAAGTCTGGGCCTTTGTGGGGGGAAACCGCGCTTGGTCCAAAATTCACGCACCCGCGAAACTCGAACCGGGGGTCAGAAACCGGAAAGTCGCAGAATTCCGTCCATTTGAGTTGCTATCGTCCGCAAACAGAGCGGTAGTCGCTTCAACAAAACGGAGCGATGCAGATGACCAACTCGACCCTTCCGACCGCCAACGAAGCCTGGGGCTTTTATGGCACTACCAGCGGTTTTGCAGATGCGGATGCAGCGTGGGTGATCGCCTTCCCGGCGGTCCTCGCGGCAACCGAAGGCACGGCCGAGGGGGTTCGGGATTTTCTCGATAGCCGCCACGGCCGCCACTTCGCTGACGACGTACATAACGGCGTCCATGTGGGGCTCGACCTTGAGGCCGCGATCGACGCGGCGATCACCCGCTGGATGGGCTGGACGATCAACCGGGAGACCGCCCGCGAGATCGCGATGCCCAAAGGCCTGCCCTACCTGAAGGGCTTCGTGCTCTACTTCAGCCTCAAGGTGCAGGCGGCATGAGCAACGGCATCACCAGCACGATCCGTCTGGCAATCCGTACGCTGCCTGAAAACTTTGACCGCAGCCGGATTGTTTCGGTGGTCGAGACCATTGAGCAGGAACTTTACGAGGGCGGCGTCTACGCAAGTGCCAGCGCCGACAGCTTCACGATCGAGATTACGGTGCCGACCGACCAGTTACTCGACACTGCCAAGGTGCTGACCGAGCTCGAACTGGTGTGATTGGTGGGCCCGGCAGGACTCGAACCCGCGACCTAGCCGTTATGAGCGGCCAGCTCTAACCAACTGAGCTACAGGCCCCACCGGCGGTTGCCTTAGGCGTATTCTGACATTTGGGACAAGTGGGTCCTCGTGTCGCAGATGTCGGAGATGGACCCATGGCACTACCGACTTCGGGGCCAATCGCCCTGTCGGCCGTCAACGCCGAACTTGGCCGCTCGAGCACTGCCACAATTTCACTCGGGGAGTCCGCTGTGCGCAATCTGGCCGGTATCGCCAGCGGCGCGATTTCGCTTGGCCAGCTCTACGGAAAAAGCACCGGAACGAGCATCACCGTCACCGAAGGCCAATACGATACCGGCGGCAAAGTCTCGTTCACCTACGCAGGCTATTCGGCGTCAGGCAGTAGCTGCAGCTACGTTCTCGGAAGCGCCTCACCTACCACTTTCAAAGGAGTGGCGATCAAAGGCATCTGGTCCGTCAATGCAGGATCAACCTGCCTTGATTTTTCGGGCAATCAGACTGGGAACGCTTCATTCCTTACTGGGGTGACGGTCAATGGGACAGGCTTGGGAACTGTTCCCGCCGGCTCCTACGATCCGAACCTCAACATCACGACGTACTCTTTCCAGGTCACGGCGTTTGACGGCGTGGGCTACTCAACGGTGGTGCTGAAATGACAACCAACAACGAGCAGAACGTGTCACCGCCTGAGCCACCGGTCGTGCGCGAAGGCGAGTACGATGGCAGTACCTACAGGATCGTGACCTACCACGCGCCCGAGGAGCTGTGATGCTGAACAAATCACTGCGCTACAGCGCTCTCTCGGTGGATCTGGTTGAGCTCGCGCCAGGTGAAGCCTTCACTTTCCAGCAGCAGCCGGCGAGCGCGAGCTTTGGGATCTTTGCCCTTGGCGGGGCCCGCACCAGCGATGATGCAACTGAGGTCACGGATGTGGACGCCTATGCGGTCACGACCCTGACGGCCGGAGCAGTGCCGGGAAGGGCTTTCAATTACGTGGGCCATTGGCTGCCCAACGGCACCGACCACGGCTGGTCGAATGATGGCGTGGGCCATGAGCAGATGACCATCACCGCTGGCGAGCAGGGCGCTAAATGGGTTTGTCTCTCGCGCAACGACAGCGGGGATCGTGAAATCCATCACCTCCGCGTGGACGGGCAAGCGATGCTTCCTGCCGGCTGGGGGTTTGTGGTCGCTCGCGGCACCTTCGAGTGCGACGGGAAGTCCGCTGATCAGCTTGCCTTTTTCCGGCCGCGTGATGTTGACCTGCCGATCACCGGAACCGGCGATCTCTTGCTGGTACGCTAACTCAATTTTCCCAAGGACAGCTATGGATCAGGACTGGCCGGCCCAGAGCAGCGAGCTCTGGCCGATAGAGAAGATCACGCCTTATGCACGCAACTCCCGCACGCACTCTGAAGAACAGGTGGCACAGATCGCGGCCTCGATCCGCGAATGGGGTTGGACCAATCCGATCCTCGTCGATGAAGACGGCGGCCTGATTGCTGGCCATGGCCGTCTGCTGGCCGCGCGCAAACTGGGCCTGAGCCAGATCCCGACCATGGTGGCCAAGGGCTGGAGCGAAGCCCAGAAAAAGGCCTACGTCATCGCGGATAACAAGCTGGCGCTGAACGCTGGCTGGGACCTCGAACTGCTGGCCGTCGAACTTGGCGATCTGCAGGGCTTCGACTTCGATCTGCTACTGACCGGATTTTCGGACGACGAGCTGTCGAAGCTGCTGGCCGAGAAGACCGAGGGCAATACCGATCCGGACGAGATCCCCGAGGCGCCTATTGATCCTGTCGCAAAGCGAGGCGATGTCTGGCTGCTGGGTAAGCACCGGCTGGTCTGCGGCGACAGCACTGATGCTGACACGGTGGCCAAGGCCCTGAACGGCGTCTCGCCCCACTTGATGGTCACTGATCCGCCCTACGGCGTCGATTACGATCCAGCTTGGCGCGAGAAGGCTGGCGTTGCTGCATCCGGCACCGCCAAAGGCAAGGTTCTGAACGACGACAAGGCCGACTGGCGCGAGGCCTGGGCATTGTTCCCGGGCGATGTAGCCTATGTCTGGCACGCCGGGCTTTACGCGGGCGTTGTCGGCGACAGCCTTGCTGCCTGCAATCTTATGCTCCGCTCCCAGATCATCTGGGACAAGGGCCAACTCGTGCTCTCGCGCGGCGATTATCACTGGGAGCATGAGCCTTGCTGGTATGCCGTGAAGAAGGGCGCGAAGGGTCATTGGGCTGGCGATCGCAAGCAGACCACCGTCTGGCACATCGCCAAGCCCAAGAAGAACGAAACGGGTCACGGAACCCAAAAGCCGGTCGAGTGCATGAAGCGCCCGATCGAGAACAATTCCAGCCCGGGTCAAGCTGTCTACGAGCCGTTTTCAGGCTCGGGCACCACTATTATTGCCGGTGAAATGACCGGCCGCGCCATCCACGCCATCGAGCTTAATCCCGCTTACATCGATGTGGCCGTGAAGCGCTGGCAGGATTTTACCGGTCAGGCCGCTACCCTTGAGGGTGATGGCCGGACCTTCGACGAAATTGCAGGCGGGAGAATAGCTGAGGCTGCATGATTACCGGCAGAAAGCCGAAGCCTACGCAGCTCAAGCTTGTCACCTCCAATCCGGGCAAGCGTAAGGTTAATGGCAAGGAGGCCAAGACCAAGGCCGCGATCCCGGCGCCGCCGGCCCATCTCACTGCCGATGCGGTTGAGGAATGGAATCGGGTCGCAACCGAGCTATTCAACCTCGGGATCCTCTCCGAGATCGACCGGGCTGCTCTTGCCGCTTACGCGATGGCCTACGGCCGCTGGGTTCAGGCTGAACGGGCCATCGCCAAGATGGCCGAGAAAGACCAGCTGACCGGCGGCCTCATGATCAAGACATCGAACGGCAACGCGGTCCAGAACCCGCTGGTCGGCACCGCCAACAAGGCGGCAGCAGACATGATGCGTTACGCTGCAGAATTCGGGATGACGCCCAGTGCCAGGAGCAGGATCTCGGCCGAGCCGCCGCAAGAAAGTGGCGACCCCGCCGACCGGTTCTTCGCCTGACCGCACGCTGGCCTATGCCAAGGCTGTGGTGTCGGGCGAGATCGTCGCAGGTCCCCACGTTCGCAATGCCTGCCATCGGCACATCGCGGATCTCAAACGCAAGGACGGCATCTGGTTCGACCATGAGGCCGCCAACCATGCCTTCGCCTTTTTCGAGGAGGTGCTGAAGCTGTCCGAGGGCCAGTTCGAAGGGCAGCCCTTCGAGCTCCAGCCGAGCCAGGCCTTCATCATTGGCTCGCTGTTCGGCTGGAAACGCAAGGACGGTCGGCGCCGGTTTCGCCGTGCTTACATCGAGCAGGGCAAGGGCAACGGGAAGTCCCCAGTTGCTGGGGGCATCGGCATTTACGGCATGACCGCCTGCAAGGAGGCAGG